GGCTGGGCGATGGTTCTCCAGCAGGCCAGCGGCACCAAGCACATCGCTGATGCGGTATCGCGCCAGTCGAACAGCGTCAACGTTCCGCTGGTGGATGTTGAGGATGTGGATAACGCCGATATCAATCAGCGCCTGATGGAGTCTATTGAGTGGATCGGGAAACACTCAACATACGTTCGCAAGGCTACTGCTGATGGCGTGATTGACCAGGCCGAACGCGAGCAAATCGAAGAGAACAGTTATCAGGTCATGCAGAAATGGCAGGAGCATTTAACGCTGCTGTATCGCGTTTTTTGTGCGGCAGAAAAGAATGACGCCCGCGAGTGTGCAGCTCCGGGCGTCGTGGCGTGTCGTAACAGTGGAGAAACTAACGCATGAACAGTTTAACGGTAAAGAACCGCTTGCCGCAACTTCGGATGATCCCGGTGCCGGGCCTTCCGCTGTTTCGGTATGAACGCAGAGTAGCAAACCGCTGGGTGGCATGTAACCACAGCCGCGCCACTGCAATCGTGGGTGTGTACTACCGGAGGGCAAAGGCCTTATGCGCGAACTCGACCGCTGGTTTAAAGACCGCCGGGGGGGCCCCGTTCGCGTCATCCGCTGGGAACCAGAAGCGCAGCGCGTTATCTTCCTGCGTTCTGGCTACCCACACGAGTGCTCAAGTCCGCTCCAGGTCTTCAAGCGCGATTTCAGGGAAATTGAGGTAGGTCCAGATGAGCATGGAATTAATGGTCAGAGCCATGAAAGCAAAAGTGGGTAACCCGCTGCGCAAGCTCGTGCTGATCAAACTAGCCGATAACGCCAGTGATCAGGGCGAATGCTGGCCCTCCGTTCCCTATATCGCAGAGCAGTGCGAGATATCTGAGCGCTCTGTGCAAAACCATATCAAACAGCTGGTTGAGGATGGTCTGGTATCAGTTGAAGTCCGCAAGGCGGCAACAGGTCTGAACCGTACCAACATTTATAAACTCAACCTTCCCAGTGGTGCAAATGCTGCACCCTCTGGCGCACGTCCTGCACCGGGTGGTGAATCTCCTGCACCAGGTGGTGAATCTGCTGCACCGGTTAGTGGTGCAGGAGCTGCACCCGGAACCAGTCAGTTCTCTGAACCAGTCAATGAACCAGTCAATGAAAACTTATTTGATCTGGCCTGGGCGTTATATCCGAAGCGGGCAGGTGGTAACTCGAAAAGCGCTGCGTTGAAAGCCTGGGATGCCCGTGTTCGCGAAGGCGTTTCACCTCTCGTCATGCTGGAGGGCGTTAAGCGCTATGCCGGGTTTGTTGCTCAAACAGGCAAGACCGGGACCGAGTTCGTGAAACAGGCCAAAACCTTCTTCGGCCCTGACAGGCACTACGAAGACGACTGGATGACTCCAGCAAGTTCTGGCATCAAAGAGGATCCGCTTTTTAAGTCCAGCTATGTCGGTACCGATTATTCGCAGGGAGCCAAAGGCTTCCGGGTGGTGAACGGATGAGATACGGATCTGTTTGTGACGGTATTGCAGCCACACTGCCAGCCGAATCACCGTCACCGCGAACCTGGCAGCGCCCGTTCCTCAAGTGGGCTGGTGGAAAATACCACCAGTTGCCGGATATCGACCGCCTGATCCCTGCCGGGCAGCGCCTGATTGAGCCGTTTGTTGGCGGCGGTAGCGTGTTCATCAACTCCCGTAAGCAAGACTCTTTCCTGCTGGCGGACATCAACGCAGACCTGATCCACCTGTACCAGATGCTGGCCGTGGTACCGGATGTCGTAATTCGTCACGCCCGCCAGTTGTTCAGCACAAGGAACAGCGCCGCAGGGTATACCGACGTCGCCGATGATTTTAACGGGCAGCTGCTGCCCGGGCCGGAACGCGCCGCCGCTTTCCTGTACCTGAACCGGCATTGCTTCAACGGGCTGATCCGCTACAACCTCGCCGGAAAGTTCAACGTTGGCTGGGGCAAATACCCCAATCCATATTTCCCTGAAAAAGAGATCGAGGCGTTCACTGCGCTGGCGAGCAACTGCGTGTTCATGAATGCCGGGTTCCGCCGCACGCTTTCTCTGGCTGGCGAGGGCGATGTCGTTTACTGCGATCCGCCGTATGAGCCGCTGCCGGGTACCAGCGGGTTCACCAGTTATGCGCCAGGCGGTTTTGGCTGGGAAGACCAGGTCACCCTGGCAGAATGTTGTGTAGCCGCCCACCAGCGGGGTGCCAGAGTGGTGATCAGCAACTCATCAGCGCCCCGCATCATTGATCTGTACCAGCAGCACGGCTTTGAACTCAACTACGTCCGCGCCCGGCGCGCGATATCCAGTAAATCCAGTACACGCGAAACCGTCAGCGATATCGTTGCGGTTCTGTAGGGGGTAGCAGTGGTCAATAAATTATTAACGGTGCGCCAGCAGGAGGTTTTCGATCTGCTGGTGAAATACCAGAGCGAGCACGGTTATCCGCCGACTATCTCAGAACTGTCCCGCCTGATGGGCGTGGTGTCGCCGAATGCGGCCGCCCTACAGTTGCGTGCGTTGCAGCGCAAAGAGGCAATAACGATAGTCCCGGGCGCGCATCGCGGCATAAAAATCAACAGCCAGACATCGCAGCTGATCCCGGAGGGTAAATGAAACTGGTGCTGCCGTTCCCTCCGAGCGTAAACACCTACTGGCGCGCCCCGAATAAGGGGCCGCTGGCCGGTCACCACCTCATCAGCGCCAAGGGGCGTGCGTACCAGAGCGATGCCTGCGCTGCGATCATTGAGCAACTGCGCAGATTACCGAAGCCCAGCAGCGCGCCAGCGGCGGTGGAGATCGTTCTTTTCCCGCCGGACGCGCGGCGCCGCGACATCGACAACTATAACAAAGCGCTGTTCGATGCGCTGACTCACGCGGGCATCTGGGAGGACGACAGACAGATTAAGCGAATGCTGGTGGAGTGGGGACCAGTAACGCAGAAAGGAAAGGTCGAAATCACGATCAGTAAGTACGAACCGGCGGGTGCAGCCGCCTGATAAGTGGAGAATCGCATGAATCAGTTAATCGTGAATGGTGCAGTGACAATGTCCAGCCGGGAAATTGCGGATCTGGTACAGAGCAAACACAGTGACGTTAAACGCTCAGCAGAGCGTCTCGTTGCTGCTGGCGTTTTAACCGCGCCATTGGCGCAGTTCGATTTCGAGCACAATGGCAACATTTATCAGGAGTACCGGTTCAACAAACGTGACTCGCTGGTCGTGGTCGCCCGGCTGTCGCCGGAATTTACCGCCGCGGTTGTCGATCGCTGGCAGGAACTGGAGGAGGGACGGAGTATCAGCGTGCCCCGATCTTTACCTGAGGCGCTGCGCCTGGCGGCAGATTTGGCCGAGCAAAAAGAGCAGCTGACGCTCCAGCTCGCAGCTGCGGCGCCGAAGGTTGAATTTGTCGATCGCTACTGCAGCGCCAGCGGCTCACTCTCATTCCGCCAGGTGGCGAAACTGCTTAAAGCCAAAGAGACTGAGTTCCGCCTTTTCCTGATCGAGAACGACATCATGTATCGGCTCGGCGGGGCGCTGACGCCGCGGCACCAGCATATCGACGCCGGGCGCTTTGAGGTTAAAACAGGGACTTCGACCACTTCAAACCACGCCTTCAGCCAGGCGCGATTCACGGCTAAAGGGGTGAGGTGGATCGGCGGATTGTGGGCAGAGCATATCGCTAAAGGGAAGGCAGCGTGAGAGCGTTACTAACCCCTGTCGTCGTAAAAGAGTTCGGGATCGTGGCGTTCCGCCCTGGTCCTGAGCTTATGCCGCATTTCCAACGTGGCCGCATTCTTCTGGAGAACGAGCCGGAGCGCCTGGCGGGTCTTCCAGCCGGAGAGCTCCCGGCGGCGCGGCAGCCGCTGGCGGAGGATCCGGCAATGGTGCCCGTGTTTGAGCATGCCGATGTGATTAAGCGGGCTGGTGGCCTGTCATGTCTTGAAGCCTGGCTGATGCGGGAATCCGGCTGTCAGTACCGGCACAGTGACTATCACCACCACGAAATGGTCACCATGCGGCATGCGCCCGGCGTGCTGCGGCTGTGCTGGGCCTGCGATATCCTGGTGCGGGATCAATTTACTAACGAACTGGCGGGCATTGCGCGGGAGAACCTGGTAGCCTGGCTACTTTCGGTTGTTCGCGCCGGGCTGGGTTTTGATGATTCGCACGCCGTGACCCTGCCAGAACTGTGCTGGTGGCTGACGCTTAACAAGCTGGCGCATGCCATCCCTGAGACGGTAGCGCGCAAGGTCCTGCGTATTCCGGCAGAGAAAGTGCAGTCAGTGACTCGTGAGGCTGACATTGTGCCGTCGGTACCGCCCACCAGCATTGTAGAGGAGGCCGTTAAAAAGGTGCTGGCGCTGCAGGTAGAACCGGAGACGCCGGAATCCTTCATGCTGAGACCAAAGCGCCGACGCTGGCAAAACGAGAAATACACCCGCTGGGTAAAAGCGCAGCAGTGCGCATGCTGCCAGAACCCGGCAGACGACCCCCACCACCTGATCGGCCACGGCATGGGTGGCATGGGCACCAAAGCGCATGATTTGTTCGTGATTCCGCTGTGCAGGGCGCATCACGACGAATTGCACGCTGACGCTGTGGCATTTGAAGCGAAGCACGGCACGCAGCCGGAGCTGCTGTTGAAAACATTAGACCGGGCGCTGGCTATCGGCGCACTGGCGTAATTTAGTGGAGAAAGTTGATGCGCGATATACAGAAGGTCATGGAGTTGTGGGGCGGATGGGCTGCAAGTGATAACTCAGGTGTGGATTACTCACCAATAGCAGCTGGGTTTAAGGGGCTGCTGCCGCAAACAGGCAAGTCCCGTCTTTCTTGTACAGACGATGACGCTTTGATTATAGAGGGTTGTTTGGCCCGACTGAAAAAAAGGAAACCGTACGAACATTCACTGCTGGTTGCACACTATCTTTATGGTGTATCAAAGCGGAAGATTGCTAAAGCGCGCAAAAAAGATGAGAAGCTGATACGCATTGAGATGCAGATGGCTGAAGGATTTGTAGATGGTTGTCTATCAATGCTTGATATAAAATTAGATATGGATGTTTAGGTAAGCACATTGTAAATCAGCTGGCGGGTTCATCCCGCCTTAATGAGGTATTATTGTGGAAAATAAAAAGGAAGAAGTTCAGTTTGTAGATGTCTTGCGTTTTTTTAAGGATGTAGGTGAAGCTTTTAGGTCTCTCAGTGATTGGCTAGCATCTCACAGGGAGGAGATAGAGGCATTTTATCTTGTTTTACAGCATTTTGATAAAATTCAACCGCATGTTGACAACATGCTTATTGGTTTAAATGATCCAGATTTTGATATTGCAAATGATGTTATTTCGGTTTCTGATATTATTGAATCTGTGGATTTAGATAAAGATCCAGAAGCTGCATCACTGATGGATGTTATTGCTAATATAACATTTCAGGAAGGTCTTATTAAAATTTATGAAAGCACGTCCCTTCGAAAGGAAAGAATTAATTTAATGAGGGATGCATTCAAAATGCATAATGAAAAGCTTTACTCTGGTAGTATTTTCTTGCTATATGGGTTGATAGAGGGGATTTTAACAGATGCTTTAATTGAAATTGGAGTTCTGTTCGAAAAAGATGGGCGAATAAAGGGAATTGACAATAACTCAAAAGAAATGCTGATTAACGGTCTTGCGAGTAAAATAGAACAAGCAAAAAAACACGATAACTCAAAAATTGAATATTTAGAAAAGCTATCAGCGTACAAGTTGATTACTGGGGACGAAAAATCGACGATCACTAACACTCGAAATAGTATTCTGCACGGCAATGTTCTTGACTTCAATAATGAAAAGCGTAGTGCGCAGCTTATTCTATGGTTGTCATCTACGCTGACATATGCGTTATGGCTATTAAAGGGAAAGTAAATATCAAATAAGACTTGTGCGGTCCGCAAAAAATCATTTAACGTGATAAGGGTGGTCACTTCGACACACAGCTTAACCATAGAACCCCTGCCAGCAACGGCGGGGTTTTTGTGTTTCTGAGCCTTAGCAAACGCTGGGGTTTTTGATTTCTGTAATTCTCCCGCGCCACGCTCGGCGCAATCCAACCACAGAGCCTTTCAGGGGTGAGCCATAGGGAACGGTCGGTGTGACTATCTCTGTGGGCTGATCATTCCTGAGCGCTGGCTCACCCGCTAAAAGGAAAGTCACTATGTTCGGTTTCGGTAAAAAAGCGCGTAAGGCAGTAAGCGACATCAAAAAGTTCGAAAAGCGCGATCTGGCCCAGGCGGTGGTAAATGCTGCCTACCTGGTGGCATACGCCGACGGTGAGTGCGAAGCATCAGAAAAGGCGAAGATTGAACAAGTGCTGCGCAATCAGCCATCACTGGCGGCGTTCACCTCTGAAATCAACGCCATCAGCGCAACGATCGTAGGTCAGCTGGACACCAACTTTAAGATTGGCCGCCGTGCTGCGCTGCGTGAGATTGAAGATGTTAAGCACGACACACGCGAAGCTGAAGACGTTCTCGACGTGGCTGTGGCCATCGCAGAGGCTGATGGTGAAGTAGAGCCAGAAGAGCGCAAGGTGCTGGAAGAGATCGCTAACGTCCTCGGCCTTCGCCTGGAAAACCATCTGTGATCGGCAATCTCCGCTGGGCCGCTGCCGGGGTGCTGTTGTTCCTGGTCGTGGCCATCGACTTCACCAGCAAGATGATGTCGATTCTGGCAGATGGTGTGCTGGTGGCCGGAGTGATTGCCCTGCTTTGGCCCCTGATTAAATCCAGTAAATAACACTGTGCAAAAGGTCGCTGCCGGCGGCCTTTGACAGAGTGCATTTGGTTGCCTGCTGGTGGCCACTCTTTAACTCCTTCACACAGCACTTCCGACCCCTAAAACGGAGGTGAGAGAAATGCTACGAATGAATACCCAAAACGGATTCTGGTCTTATTTCTGGTCAGCTATTACAGGATTCTTTGCCATGTTGACGCTGCAGGACGTTCTCTTTGCGCTGGGATTCTTAATCACTGGCATCTTTACCTGGCTGACATATCGGTCCAACAACAGGCGAAACCTTACAGCTGAAGAAGAAGAGCGCAAGCGTACAAAGATACTCGAAGCAGCGTATGCGCGGGGCGACGTCAGCAATATCCCCGAAGCTGCGAAGGTGGTCAGTGACATCGAGGCGGTGATGCAACCGCAGGAGAAATAGCATGGCAATGTCTTCTGTACTGAAGCAGCGGATCGTTGCTGCAATCGCTGGTGGCGGCGGTGCCATTGCTATCGCGACAGTGATGGTCTCCGGCAAAGACAGCCTTGAAGGACGTGAGTATGTGCCTTATCGCGATGTAGTTGGCGTTCTTTCCGTTTGTGATGGGCACACCGGTAGCGACATCATACCCGGCAAGCGCTACACCGACCGGGAGTGTGATGCCCTGACTCGCGCCGACATGACCCGCATCGCCCGGCAGGTTGATCCGCACATTAAAGTGCAAACCACGGATACCCAGAGGGCAGCAATCTATTCGTTCGCTTATAACGTAGGTGCGACAGCTGCTATCAAGTCCACGCTGCTAAAGAGACTGAACGCCCGTGATTACGCTGGCGCGTGCAACGAACTGAAGCGCTGGATCTACGCTGGTGGCAAAAAGTGGAAAGGGCTGATGAATCGCCGGGATGTTGAATATCAGGTTTGCACGTGGAGCCAGAAATGAAGATCCACTACGTGATTGCCCTCTGTGCCGCGCTCTGCGGTTTAACGGGACTGTTCAGCTGGCGATCCGGGTGGAGCGCTCATGCAGATCACATCAACATCCTTGCCGCCAATAAGCGCGCCAAAGCAGAGAAGTCGATCCAGCCTGTTGAGCAGAAGGCCGCGCAGGCCAGCGACGAAGGCCGCATCATCTACCGAACCATAACCCGCGACGTGGTGAAATATGTCCAGGATCCGAATCGTACCAGGTGTAATTTTGATGATGAGTCTGTCCGGCTGCGGCAACAGGCTATCGACGCTGCCAACTCCATCAGCGGATTTGATGCAGGAGCCGTGCAGGGCAAGTGACGCTGGCGCCAACAGCGACGAAGATTTGCAGTCTGATGTTGAAACCGCCCAATGCCTGCGCCAGCTGCGGCTTGACAAGTATCGCTGGCAGGCCTGGTATAACGCGGTTAAGTGAGCAGCCCCAGGCGCTTTAGAGTAGAGCGCCTGATGATGTTCCCCACTCTGCACAACACGGTTAGCCACGCTGTGAAGCGTCGCGAAGCTGGCCTTTCAACCAACAGGTAAATCAATGAGCGAAGCTAAACCCCAAGATGGCAGCACTGTTAAAGGCTACCGCACACTAACCCCTGGCGATATTGAACGCATGAACCGCCTGAAGGGGGTCAGTCGTCATTTTTGCAGCCTGCTCGATACCGAACGCGGAGAGCTGCTGGATGTCCGTAATGGCCCGGCGATGCTTAGCACTGAGCAGGCACGCGAGATTGATGACGCCCTGCGCTGCCTGTCGATCGCACGTACCAAAATGCAGGAAGCCTGTATGTGGGCTTGTCGTGCTGTTGCACGTCCTGACGCTGACTGCTAAAGAAACTTGACGGGCTCGTCAAAAAATATCTTATAAAACAGGGTGTTGACTCGGTTTGCGTGGCGGCGTATCTTGATGTGAAACCACCAGGAGGCAACATGTCACAATCTGCATTAGCTGTTGAATTAGATCTTACTGATGAAGAGTTAGACTCTATCCCGCTAGCTCCGGAAGACCTTGGGGAGAACACAGGCCACTCAGGAGACATGGTCTATGAGTATTACTTTTATGTGCCTGACACTACCCCAGAAGAAATTCTGCAGAAGAAAGGATGGAAAATCGGAGACTGTATTTATGTGTCTCTAAATGTCTTTGATGAGCCAGATCGGGATACTGAATAAACTAGGTATATCCCCTCAAAACCGCCTCCGGGCGGTTTTTTATTGCCATTACAAAGCGTCTCAACCGGGGCACTTGATGATGTCTATCCCCTCTGGCGGTTAAATCGTAAATATCCTCTGTAGGGGATAGCGCATTGCAGCAGGCATTCACTGAGTGCCTGTGATAATGTCATCAGTGGCTAGGGTAGCTCCCGAAAAGCAGCGTTGACCACCGCCTGCCATTGATAACCTGACGAGCAACTTAGACGAGGTTGTGATGGAACCGCAAAGATTCACCCACGAAAATGAAGTGTTGGCTATGGCTTCTCTGAGCGATGAAGACGAAAAGCTCTTCCTGACGCAGAGCGTATACCTGGTCGCTGGTGGGGAAATACAGTGGAATTTTGTTCTTAATGACGGGAAAGACCATCATTTCCGCCAGCAGCTACACCACCTTCTTAACGATGCGCAGCTATCCAGCTTCAAATGTTACATCCGTAACGTTTTGCAAAGCCTGCAGCAAGAAACCATGATGGTCGTTATAGACCAGAAAGAGGTATCGGTTCCCTTCCACTACGAGATCGAAACCGGTGGTAGAAGAGTTAAGGTGCCTGAGCTTGATGGCGAGTTCCTGGACGCTACATGCCTCGGTGACTCCGTGCCGACATTCATCAGCGCCCGCCGCTAACCAATAACACCGAATCACAAGAGGTCGCTTAGGCGGCCTTTTTTTATGCGCCTCGTACGCGCTTCAAAGAGAGTCTTTCAGCCGTGAGCCTGGGGATCCGCTTCTCTCGGGCGGCTATCCCGTACGACAGGCTCACATCTAAAAGGAAACAACTATGGACAATAAAAAGTCGGAGCCTTTAGCGGGCTTATCGTTCGGCTATCTCTTGCGTATTCAGGACGCTATTGCTGACCAGCTTGACCATTTAAAATACTGCTGGGAGCAAAGCCATGGTGCATCTTCAGAAGGTAAAGTGCCCGTTATTTTCTTAGGTGAGCGCTACACAGTGTTTGCTGGTGGGTATACGCCTGAGGAGATTAAAGATGCGATCGAACGCATCCAGGCCGGACGCAAAGAGAAAGCTGATAAAAAGCTGGTGGGTGAAACTGTTCTCAATGATGCGTGTGTTCAGCCTGGAACCATTCAAAGTGAGAAGCTGGGTAACGCAACTATCAGCAGCAGTTACAGCATCCGCGTAAATGACAGCGAGAGCGAAAAGCGACGTGTTGCCGGGATGATCTCATTTAAGGGCAGTCTATTCCGGGCGCAGGCAGTTGCAACCAGGGTTGAGCTCTCAGACGACATGCGTGAAGCGGTGGTGGATGCTGTGCGCAACAGCGATCTGTTTGTATCCCTCAGGGCTGAGATGATCGGGCAGGCGGCATCAATCGACAGCCTTAAATCGGCTGTTCATGATGCTATCCGCAACGCAACACAGCCCGGTGGCCTGCTCTATGGTAAGCGCTAATGCCCGCCGCAATCCCTCGCGCCTGTCGTAAGCGCGGGTGCTCTGGCACCACCACTGACCGTTCCGGCTACTGCGAAACCCACCGTAATGAAGGATGGCAGCAGCATCAGCGAGGCCTGAGCCGCCACCAGCGTGGCTACGGCAGTAAGTGGGACATCATCCGCGTCCGCATCCTTAAGCGTGATCGACACATCTGCCAGCAATGCCTGCGCAACGGCAGACCTCGACCGGCGGAAACGGTCGACCACATCATCCCGAAAGCTTACGGCGGCACAGACGAAGACAGCAATCTCGAATCGCTGTGCTGGCCATGCCATAAGCGCAAGACCGCGACGGAGAGAACCCGATGAGCTATATGCGTTGCACCTACTGCGGCTCGACGCTGCACATCGTAGCGAATTGCCCAAAAACATGGGGAGGCTCAGCCCGCCGTGCGAACCTGCGCTGCGGTTACTGCGGCCAGTCAGGCCATAACTCCAGCGCCTGCCCGTACAATGCCAGTAGCGCGCGGCGCCGCAAACTCAGTGATGACTTCCATCTCGACTGATGTAATGCGAAATTATTTCAAATGCAATCATTTTGATATGAATGATATCTATTCTCATCAACGGGGAGGGCGGGATCAAAGTTCAGGGCCATGCCTGCTAAGGACCGCCGCCTCAGTCAGATTTTTACACCCGCGAAATATAAAATTTAACTGGAGCGTCTATGGCTGGAGCGACGGGCCGATCCGGACGCCGCGCCAAGCCGACTGCCCGGAAGTTGCTGGCAGGCAATCCGGGTAAGCGCGCCCTCAATAAAGAAGAACCCTCCTTCACACCCATAACCGGCGTTGACCCGCCCGAGTGGCTCAGCGAATCCGCTGCGACAATGTGGAGAATGATCTCTAATGAGCTGTGCGCGCAGGAGGTTTTGTGCGCCACGGATTTACACAACCTCGAAATGTTTTGTGTGGCCTATGCCAACGCCCGCGCTGCGCAGGTGGACGTTGCTAAAAACGGAATCACCGTAACCGGCGCAATGGGCGGTGTGATCAAAAACCCGGCGCTGACCGTACTGAATGAAGCAATGCGGCAGATGGCCTCCTTCGGAGGCATGCTCGGGCTGGATCCCAGCAGCAGGCAGCGTCTGATTGGTGGGAACAAAAAACAGTCGGACAACCCCTTTAAAAATCTATGACAAGCAAAGCCTACCCTAACGTGAACGCTGCAAATCAGTATGCCCGCGACATCGTCCGGGGGAAGACTGTGGCGTGCCGCTATGTCATCGATGCGTGCCAGCGGCACCTTGATGATCTGGCGAAAGAGAAAACGAAAAAGTTTCTATACCGGTTCGATAAAGACCTGGCGGAAAAGGCGGCAAAGTTTATCCAGCTCCTGCCGCATACGAAAGGTGAGTGGGCCTTCAAACGCATGCCCATTACCCTGGAACCCTGGCAGTTGTTTATCGTCTGCTCCGCGTTCGGCTGGGTACGCAAGGGATCGAAACTGCGGCGTTTCCGCGAGGTTTATACCGAGATCCCGCGTAAGAATGGTAAGTCGGCGATCTCTGCCGGTGTGGCATTGTTCTGCTTCACCTGTGACGACGAGTTTGGCGCAGAGGTTTACTCCGGCGCCACGACAGAAAAGCAGGCGTGGGAAGTGTTTCGCCCGGCGCGCCTGATGTGTAAACGCACCCCGGCGCTTTGTGACGCGTTTGGAGTGGAGGTTAATGCCTCCAACATGAACCGGCCGGAAGATGGTGCCCGTCTTGAGCCGCTGATCGGCAACCCTGGCGATGGTGCTTCTCCGAGCTGCGCCATTGTGGACGAATATCACGAACACGATACCGACGCGCTCTACACCACCATGCTGACAGGTATGGGCGCCCGGCGTCAGCCGCTGATGTGGGCCATCACCACTGCGGGCTACAACATTGAGGGACCGTGCTACGACAAGCGCCGGGAAGTCATTGAAATGCTGAACGGCACAGTGCCTAACGATGAATTGTTCGGTGTGATTTACACCGTTGATGAGGGTGACGACTGGACCGATCCGGCGGTGCTGCGCAAGGCGAACCCCAATATGGGTATTTCTGTCTACAGCGATTTCCTGCTGAGCCAGCAGAAGCGGGCCATGAACAACGCCCGCCAGGCCAACGTTTTCAAAACCAAGCATCTGAACATCTGGGTATCAGCCCGGGCGGCTTACTTCAACCTCGTCAGCTGGCGCAACTGTGAGGATGAGACGCTGACAATAGAGCAGTTCGAGGGGCAGCCTTGCTACCTCTCATTCGACCTGGCGCGAAAGCTCGATATGAACAGCATGGTGCGGATCTTCACGCGTGATATTGATGGCAGGCGGCATTATTACTGTGTAGCGCCTAAGTTCTGGGTGCCCTATGACACGGTATACAGCACCGACACCGATCATCAGCGTACTGCTGAACGCTTCCAGAAGTGGGTGAACTCAGGCCATCTGGACGTAACCGAAGGGGCAGAGATCGACTACCGCGTTATCCTGGAGGAAGCCAAGGCGGTCAACCGGCAGAACCCGGTAGAGGAATCTGCCATTGACCCCCACGGAGCCACTAACCTGTCCCACCATCTGGCCGATGAGGGTCTCAGCCCGATAACCATCGTCCAGAACTACACCAATATGTCGGATCCGATGAAAGAGCTTGAGGCGGCGATAGAGGCCGGACGCTTCCACCATGACGGCCATCCCATACTGACATGGTGTATCTCTAACGTGGTGGGCAAGCACCTCCCTGGTAACGATGACGTTGTGCGGCCCATTAAGGAGCACAGCGAGAACAAAATCGACGGGGCCACTGCCCTGATCATGGATATAGGCCGGGCCATGCTGCCGGAGACCCGACAGGATCTTAACGGCTTCTTTGAAAATCCCATCATGGTAGGTTTCTGATGAAGAAAAATAAGCAGCCGGGCAAGGTAAAAAGCGCCTTGCTCAACTGGCTGGGCGTGCCCATCAGCCTGACTACCGGAACGTTCTGGCAGGAGTGGTATGGCATGAGCAGTAGCGGCAAGGTGGTGACTGCAGATCGGGCGATCCAGCTTTCTGCGGTCTGGGCCTGCGTCCGGCTTCTGAGCGAGTCGGTGTCCACACTGCCGGTTAAAATTTACACCCGGCAGGCTGATGGCTCGCGCAAGCTGGCGCAGAATCATCCGGTTTACCAGGTGCTTTGTCGCCGTCCGAATCTTGAAATGACGCCGTCGCGCTTTATGCTCATGGTGGTGGCCAGCATCTGCCTGCGCGGTAATGCCTTTGTCGAGAAGCTGTTTATCGGCAATAAGCTGGTATCACTGGTGCCACTGCTGCCCCAGAACATGGTAGTAAAGCGGCTGGACACCGGTCGTCTTGAGTACACCTACACCGAAGACGGCAGGAAACGCGTTATCCTGGAGAAGAACCTGATGCACATCCGGGGCTTTGGCCTCGATGGTGTCTGCGGCATGATGCCCATGATGACGGGCCGGGACGTGATCGGCGCGGCGATGGCCGTCGAAGAGTCAGCCGCCAAGATCTTCGAAAATGGCCTGCAGAGCTCTGGTTTTCTTTCTGCTGATGCTGCGCTTGATAAGGATCAAAGAGAGCGACTTCGGGGCTATATGCAGGCCTTTACCGGCTCTAAAAACGCCGGAAAAATTATGGTTCTTGAGGGCGGGCTGAAATACCAGAATGTCACCATGAACCCCGAGGCGGCGCAGATGCTTGAGTCGCGCTCCTTCAGTATTGAGGAGATCTGCCGCTGGTTCCGCGTACCGCCGTTTATGGTGGGCCACACCTCGAAACAGAGCAGCTGGGCATCAAGCCTCGAGGGGATGAATCTCCAGTTCCTGACCCATACGCTGCGTCCGCTGCTGGTGAACATTGAGCAGGAGATCTCCCGCTGCCTGCTGAACGGTGAAGAGGACCTCTTCGCCGAGTTCTCAGTAGAAGGGCTGCTACGCGCCGACAGCGCTGGCCGTGCGGCGTACTACACCAGTGCGCTGCAGAACGGCTGGATGTCCCGCAACGATGTGCGCCGCCTGGAGAATATGCCTCCTATCGAAGGCGGCGATATTTACACGGTGCAGCTCAACCTGACGCCGCTTGAAGATCTTAAACAGAACAGCCAGGCCGCGCAGGCATTCGCGCTGCGGCAGGTTCATAACCACGTATTCCCTGATATTCCCTTCGAACAGTCACCGCTGAAAAAAGCGGCTTAGGAGCATCCATGACGATTAAAAGCCTTCCGGCTGCGCCGGAGGGGCGACCTTTTGCGCGCGAAAAACCTGACCTGCCGGCTGCGGCAATGGAGCGCTGGAACGGCGGCATCCGCGCCGCCCGGGACGGTGACAACAGCATTTCCATCTTCGACGTGATCGGCGCTGATTACTGGGGAGAGGGTGTGACGGCCAGCCGCATTGCGGGTGCGCTGCGTTCGCTCGGCGGTGCTGACGTGACGGTTAACATCAACAGCCCGGGCGGCGACATGTTCGAAGGCCTGGCGATCTACAACCTGTTGCGTGAGTACGACGGCAAAGTCACTGTGAAGATTTTGGGTCTGGCGGCGTCCGCCGCGTCGGTCATCGCGATGGCCGGTGATGATGTACAGATCGGACGCGGCGCCTTCCTGATGATCCACAACTGCTGGGTCTATGCGATGGGTAACCGTCACGACCTGGCGCAGATCGCCGCTGACATGGAGCCGTTTGATAAAGCGATGAGCGATATCTACCAGGCACGCAGCGGTCTTGATGCCGCCACCGTCGACAGGATGATGGACGGAGAAACCTATATTGGCGGCAGTGACGCGGTGGCGAAAGGATTTGCTGACAGCCTCCTCTCCGCTGATGAAATTGCTGACGACGACGACAGCCCGGCGGCGGCGCTGCGCAAGCTTGATGCGCTGCTGGCCAAAACCGATACGCCGCGCTCTGAGCGTCGAAAACTTCTTAAAGCCTTATCCGGCAGCAAGCCAGGCGCTGCTGCCATCCCTGAAGGTACGCCGGGCGCTACCGAAGAAATCAACCCTGACAATATCAAACAACTTGAAGACGCCCTGGCGGCGTTCGGCCAATAAGGAAAGACCATGTCTGAAGTTAACGAATTACTGAAAAAAGTTTCTGCGAAGCTGGAAGAAGTTTCCGGCACTTTCAGCCAGAAAGCCGAGGACGCGCTGAAGGAGGCTAAAAGCTCTGGTCAGCTGTCTGCGCAAACCAAAGAGGCAGTGGATAAAATTGCCACTGAACACAATGCGCTGAACGATGCGCTTAAGTCGCTGAAATCTTCAGTAGGTGAAATTGAGCAGCAGGTAGCTCAGATGCCACTGGCCAGCGCTGCAAAAATTATCGAGACCGTCGGCCAGACCGTTATCAGCAGCGAAGCACTGAAAGCATTCGCGGCAAGCGTGGAAGGCGGTAAGCGCGTCAGCGTGCCTGTGAACGCCGCGTTGATTTCCACGGATGTCGCCACCGGCGTGGTTGAACCGCAGCGCCTGCCGGGTATCGACACCGCACCGAAACAGCGCCTTTTCATCCGCGATCTGATTGCTCCGGGCCGCACCTCGGCGCCAGCCATCTTCTGGGTGCAGCAGACCGGATTCACCAATGCGGCGAAAGTCGTGCCGGAAGGCACCGCCAAGCCGTACAGCGATATCCAGTTCGCCACGCAGATCACTCCGGTCACCACCATCGCGCACATGTTCAAGGCGTCCAAACAGATCCTGGATGACTTCGCGCAGCTGCAGTCCACTATCGACGCCGAGATGCGTTACGGTCTGAAGTATGTCGAAGAGCAGGAGATTCTCTTCGGCGATGGTACCGGCGCGCACCTGAAAGGCATCGTCCCGCAGGCGTCTGCTTATGACGCTGCCTTTACTGTTGAGCAGCAGAACGGCATCGACGATCTGCGCCTCGCAATGCTGCAGGCGCAGCTGGCGCGCTTCCCGGCTTCCGGCCACGTCCTGCACTTCATCGACTGGGCGAAGATTGAACTCACCAAGGACACGCTGGGCCGCTATATCCTGGCGAACCCGGCGGCCCTGACCGGGCCAACCCTGTGGGGCCTGCCGGTGGTTGCGACCGAAGCCGCAGCATTCCAGGGCAAGTTCCTGACCGGTGCATTCAACGCCGCTGCCCAGCTGTTCGACCGTGAAGATGCCAACGTGGTGATCTCCACTGAGAACGCCGACGACTTCGAGAAAAACATGATCTCGATTCGCTGCGAAGAGCGCCTGGCGCTGGCGGTGAAACGGCCGGAAGCGTTTATCTATGGAGCCTTCACTGCGCCTGCTGCAGGTGGCGGTGCGTAATCCTTAACGGCGGCCTGCGGGCCGCTTTTCGTTTTCCTTTAAGGAGGCAGCCATGAAGCTGATCGCTATCAAGCCCATTTACTTTGAAGGCAGCGTGCTCACTGAAGGCACCGAGTTCGAGACGCTGGAGCAACACGGACGCGACCTTCTGGCCAGCGGTTACGCTCAGGAGCCTGGCGAGAAAAATCCGGATCCTGATAAAGACCAAAAGCCGAAAGGGAATGGCAAGGCCAAATAAGGGGTGGGCATGCTGACCAAAGAGCAGGTTAAGCGCCACTGCAACATTGAGCAGGATTTCACGGAAGACGATATCTGGATCGACACCAGTATTAAAGCTGCGGCGCGGTACGTCGAAACATGGACCCGCCGTCGGCTTTATGACACTGCCGATGATCCTGACTATCTCGTTGACCCTGATCGGTTGCTTTATGGCGAAGACATCGAAATGGCCATGCTGATGCTTATCGCGCACTGGTACGCCAATCGTGAGACGGTCAGCACTGGCAGCAGTACCGCCGCTCTGGAGTTCTCAACCGAAGCACTTCTTCAACCTTACCGGATATATGGCGTATGAGAGCGGGAAGACTGCGACACCGGGTTACGTTACAAAAGCCAGCGTCGGGGCGCCTGCCTTCCGGGCAGCCTGCCACTGGCTGGGTGGATGTGACTTCAGTCCGTGCTGAGGTGGCGGACGTCTCCGGGCGGGAAATGATAGATGGCGGCGCCGAGATAAGCAGCACCACTACGCGGATCTGGATGCGCCGCTACCCAGGAATTCCGGTTTCAACAGGATGGCGCGCCGTTCACCTGCCTCCAACCGGTAATGGCGAGATATACGACATCAAATCGGCTATCTCTGCCGAGAACGGCACCAGGCTCGAATTGCTTTGCGAGAAGGGGGTGAAACAGTGATTTCAACGAGTCTTGATTTCTCCGGCCTGGCAGATATCGCGAAGGATCTGGAGACGCTCAGCAGGGCTGAAAATAATAAGGTCCTGCGCGATGCCACGCGTGCTGGTGCAGAAGTTCTGCGACAGGAGGTAGAAGATCGTGCGCCCGTCCTCACCGGTAAGTTGAAAAAAAACGTAGTGGTGGTAACCCAGAAGGGTCGTCGGCGCGGCGAAATCGCTTCCGGCGTGCATATCCAGGGCATTAACCCGGACACCGGCAACAGCGACAACAAAATGAAGGCCAGCAATCCGCGCAACGCTTTTTACTGGCGCTTCGTTGAGATCGGTACATCGAATATGCCTGCGCACCCCTTCGTTCGCCCGGCATTCGATACCCGGCAGGAAGAAGCTACGCAGGCAGCGCTTGCCCGCATGAATCAGGCCATTGATGAGGTGCTGGCGAAATGACAGAAGCTGACATCTATCAGCGGCTCAGTGCGCTGGCAGGCGGAAACGTTTTTCCGTACGTTGCGCCGCAGGGTACCACGGCACCGTGGGTGATTTATCTGCTCCCGGGATCAGTCAGCGAGGATGTTTTCTGCGGCCCGGCAGAAACGGCAAGCACGGTTCAGGTTGATGCCTGGGCCTCGTCGATTGATGACGCCCGGGCGCTGCGTGTTCAGGTTAAAGCCGCTCTGTCCGATCTGCATCCTGTCGGACTGAACGAGATTAACGGCTACGAGCCGGACACCGGACTTTACCGGGCCACGCTTGAAGTTCAGATCTGGCAATAAAGCCACCCTTCATATTAACTCTGCCGCCTCCGGGCGGCTTTTTTATATCCGGAGATCACTATGTCCTCGAATTATGAAAAATCGCAGCTGACGAAAATCCTTATTTCGTCACTGCCAACGACCAGCGACGCAATGGAAACCGCTGTCTATCTCGATCTGAGCTGCACTCTCAAAGAAGCGCAGTTCACCGGCGGGCAAAAACAGGATATTGACGTCACCACGCTATGCTCCACTGAGCAGGAGAACGTCAATGGTCTCCCGGCCCCTTCGGAGATTTCACTGTCAGGTAACTTTTACCGTAATGCTGCGCAGGATGCGTTGCGTGATGCGTATGACAACGACACGGTTTATGGCTTCCAGATCATCTTCCCGTCTGGCAATGGCTTTAAGTTCCTTGCCGAAGTTCGTCAGCACACCTGGTCTTCCGGTACTAACGGCGTAGTGGCGGCAACGTTCTCCCTGCGTCTGAAAGGGAAGCCGGTACCGATTGACCCGGCACTTAAACTGACCACTGATTTGCCCGCCGCACAATCTGTAGCGGTAGGGGCGCCGATCAGTATGGCGGTCGCCGCCGCTGGCGGTAAACTTCCCTACAGCTATGCTTGGAAGAAAGGTGGTGTCACCATCAGTGGGCAAACATCTGACACATTCAATAAATCCAACGCTGTTTCGGGTGATGCGGGAGATTACACCTGCGTGGTCACTGATTCTTCTGCCCCGGTTAAGACAATTACATCATCAACTTGTACCCTTACCGTCAATTAATGGAGATGCCGGGTTGGCCCGGCATGCATAACAGATGTCGCAAAATCTGAAAAAATTAGCCATGGCGAAGATGTCAGGCTTTCGTCATAAGACGGTGGCGGTTCCTGAGTGGGAAGGCGTCGAAGTTGTTCTTCGTGAGCCGTCTGGCGAAGCCTGGCTGCGCTGGCAGGAAGTAGTGAAAGTCGGTGCTGACGATGAAAATGTGTCGGTATCTGAAAAGGCCCACCGTAATCTTTGCGCTGACGTGGTTCTCTTCATTGACGTCCTGTGCGACACCGATAAGCAACCGGTATTCAGCGTCGATGAAGATGAGCAGGTGCGTGAAATTTACGGCCCCGTTCATTCCCGTCTGCTGAAACAGGCGCTGGACCTCATTAATAACGCGGAAGAAGCGCGGGAAAAGTCGCAACCCCCGGCGTAAAGTTCCTGATGTCGCTTGCGCTCCGCATGGGGCGCACGCTTTCAGAGCTTCGGCAGAACATGACGGCGAGCGAGCTTCTGATGTGGATTGAGTTCGACAGGCAAAGTCCCGTTGGCGATATTCGCGGTGACATTCAGGCCGCCCAGATAGCCTCTGCCGTTTATGGTTCTCAGGGGGTCAAAGTGCCGCTGGAAGATGCAATCCTGCGCTGGGATGATGACAAGAAATCAGCACCTGAAGATCCCTTTGCTGGTCTTGAGGCTGCACTTACTGCCGCAACGCAGTGACTTTTGACCCAGATAATATTAGGATTCTTAGACTTATAATACTGGGGAACCTAAATGGAAATTTTACTAGTTTCAATTGTGATAGGCTTAATTCCAGCCTTAATTGCTCAAAGCAAAGGGCGATCTTTCTTTGCATGGTGGGTGTATGGTGCTCTGCTGTTTATAATCGCTTTTGTGCATTCTCTGGTAATAAAGAAGGATGTTGCGGCAGAAGAAAAAGACTTAATTGAAAACGATGGCATGAAGAAGTGCCCATTCTGCGCAGAGTTAATCAAAAACGAAGCTATTAAATGTAAACACTGTGGTAGTGATTTAGCAGTCGATTCCCCACCGGTTAAGACTGATGAAGAATACCTCGAAGAAGCCAGGCAAAAGGTCTGGAAATAAAAAAAATAAAACCGCTTCGGCGGTTTTTTTACGTCTGGAGTTAGAATAAATGGCAACTTTACGTGAGTTAATAATCAAAATTTCCGCTAACTCGCAATCATTCCAGACGGAAATTTCCCGCGCCTCGCGCATGGGGCAGGACTATTACCGCACCATGCAAAATGGCGGGCGGCAGGCCACAGCAGCATCGCGTGAAAGCGAAAGAGCATTATCCGATCTTACTGATGGTTTTGCATCGGCAGGAAGGGCTGCTGCCGCCGCTACGGCAGCTTTTGCGACTGGCAAACTTGTGCAGATTGCAGATGAGTGGAATTCTGTAAATGCGCGCCTTAAGCAGGCATCTTCTTCTGCTGATGATTTTGCAGTCTCTCAGCGCCAGTTAATGGAAATCAGCCAGCGAACCGGAACGGCATTTTCCGATAACGCAAACCTTTTTTCACGCGCAGCAGCTTCCATGCGCGAATACGGGTATAGCTCTGATGAAGTCCTGAAAATTACCGAGGCTGTTTCAACCGGCCTCAAACTTTCAGGAGCAAATACCCAGGAAGCAAGTTCTGTTATCACACAATTCAGCCAGGCGCTTGCACAGGGAGTTCTTCGCGGCGAAGAATTCAACGCCGTTAACGAAGCAGGTGATCGTGTCATCCGTGCACTTGCCGCCGGAATGGGCGTGGCCCGCAAAGACCTGAAGAGCATGGCTGACCAGGGGCAACTTACGATCGATAAGGTTGTTCCTGCATTAATGAGCCAGTTGGGTTCATTACAGGGTGAGTTTGCCAGCATGCCGCAAACAGTTTCCGGATCCCTGCAAAAAGTCACCAACTCCTTCATGGCATGGGTTGGAGGTATCAACCAGGCTACTGGTGCTACTGATGCGCTATCTGGTGGCCTGGACGGAGTTGCCCAGACTCTTGATTCATTTACCTCATCGGCAGTAAGTGGCGCACTGAGTGACGTTGCCGACAATATGTCTACGATAACAACAGTTGCTGGAGCGCTTGTTGGCGTTGGGCTGGCAAGATATCTCAGTGGAGTGGCAACTAGCGCCACGAGCGCAACCGGCGCGCTAATTTCTGCGGCTAAGTCAGAGGTTGCTCTTGCAGTTGCACAGGATAAGGCTGCACAGTCTGCCGTTGCAGCCTCAAGGGCAGAAGTTTATAGGGCTCAGCAAGCTGTGCAGAGATCGCGTGGCGCAGATGTTCAGGCTGCTCAGCAAGAGAAGATTGCTGCGGCAGAAGCAAAAGTCACTGCAGCCCAGGCCAGGCTGACGACCGCTTTAACCAGCGGTTCTGCCACAGAGAAAGTCAGAGCCAGAACAGCGCTTGAGCGTGCGCAGGCAGGGCTGGTGGCAGCTAAAAATGCCGATGCGCAGGCTATCGCTGAAAGACGCCTGGCTTCTGCTGAGGCCGCCAGAGACCGGAACCTTGCAAACCGTGTAACTACCCAAAGCAATCTCAATAGCGTCACATCTGTTGGCACCCGCCTTTTAAGCGGTGCCCTCGGGCTCATTGGTGGCGTGCCGGGATTAGTGATGCTTGGAGCCGGTGCCTGGTATGCGGTGTATCAAAATCAGGAGCAGGCCAGGCGTTCTGCCCAGGAATATGCCAGTACGATAGATGAAGTCAGTAAAAAGTCGATGGCAATGACTTTGCCTGAAGCTTCAGATAATGCAGAGAGAACTCGTGCCGCTCTGAATGAACAGAACAGGCTAATCGATGAACAAAAGAGCAAGATTGAAAGCCTGAAAGAGCAGATAGCTGGTTATCAGTCAGTAATCAGTAATCCGGGCCCCACTACCAGCGGTGGTTTCATGATTAACCACCTGACATCTTTGGACACCGTGACTCGTGGGCTGGCTACAGCTACAGAGCAGTTATCTGTTGAGCAAGAAAGGCTTGCTCAGATGCAGGAAAAATCCGCTTCTATTCAGCAGGTTCTTGAGGGGCTTGAGCATCGACGGGTGGCACTCATCCGAGAAGAGGCGGCCAATCAAAACCGGGCTTATCAATCTCTCCTGCTGATGAATGGGCAGCATGACGAATTTAACCGTTTGTTGGGGCTGGGTAATCAACTCCTAATGGCCCGTCAGGGGTTGGCTAACGTTCCACTCAGACTTCCTCAGGCCGATCTCGACAAAAAGCAAACCGATGCCCTTGAAAAGAGTCGCCGGGATCTGGAGTTGTCACGCCTTAAAGGTGAGGCCAAAGAACGTTTACGGCTGAGTTATGCGGCTGACGATCTGGGATTAACCAGTGACCCTCAATTCCAGACAGGCCGTCAGGAGTTGATTAATAACGGTCTTGCGGAATGGCGAAATAATGAGGCCAATAAACCTAAGGCGAAAGGGGGTAAAACCGAAGGTGAGAAAACAGAGGATGTGTATAAACGCCTCATCACCCAGCAGCAGGAGCAGATCGCGCTTTCCGGTCAAAACGCCGAACTCGCCAAAACCAAATATCAGGTAACCCAGGGTGAACTGGGTATACTTTCTGAAGCTCAGAAGACAGAACTTCTTCGAAATTCTGCGGCGCTTGATCATCTTAACGCTGTAGAGCGGCTTAAATCCCTGAATAAGGAACTGCTGGAGCCAGAGGAGGCGCTGCTAAATACCACTCGTGAACGCATTAAACTGCTGCGAGAGGCTGCACCTGCGACTGAAGAATACCGCAAGACAATGGAGCGGATATCAAAAGCATCGGTTCAGGAAGCTCCGAAGTTCGGTGGTATTGATTCATCTGTCGGCGGTGCCAGCGGCGAACTTATTCGTGTGGCTGAGGCGCAAAAAGAATTGGAAAAGTGGCATGAAACTCAGCTTGAGATGCAGAAAGAGTTGCTCGACCAGAAGGAGATTAATGAGCAAACCTACGCTGACCGTGTTGCTGAAATTAACAAGACAAATGCTTCGCAATTACAGGATATACAGGCTGGATACACATCTGCCAGCCTGGCGATGTTCTCAGACCTCGCTGGCCAGTCAGCGCAACTACTGCAGAGCATCGGGCAGGAGGGCAGTCTTGCCTATAAGACCCTGTTTATTGCCAGCAAGGCGGCGGCAATGGCGCAGGCCGTGATCAACACCGAACTGGCAGCAACCAAGGCTATGGCGGAAGGCGGCCTGATTATGGGGATACCGGCGGCCACAGCAATCCGCGCCGTTGGTTACGCGTCAGTGGCTTTGATAGCCGGACAGTCGCTTGCCGGTATGGCTCATGATGGTATTGACCGGGTACCGGAAACAGGGACCTGGTTGCTGCAGAAAGGGGAGCGAGTGGTAACGGCCAGCACCTCTGCCAAGCTCGATGCGACCCTGGAGAGGGTACAACAGTCCCGGCAGGCCTCGGCTGGTGGAACCGTTCATATCCAGAATTCATTCACCGGAAAACCAGATGACGCAACGCTGGAAGCTATCGACCAGCGAAACCGTCAACTGGTGATATCGATCCGTAAGGAAATGGCGGCTCAGGTGGTAAAGCCAACTAATGAGTTTGGCAGGGCCTTAAACGGCTTTTATGGCCGGACCAGGAAGGAGTGATCACGTGCCTGACATTTTTTATCCACACGATTACCTGCCGATGCCATTGCAGGATAGTTATGGCTTCAAGCCTGTCAGCCCGCTGCAGCGCACCGAAACGACATCAGGCCGGGCCCGACAGCGCCGAAAGTATACATCAACACCAACTATCGCCACCGTTAACTGGATTTTTACAAAGCATAATCAGGCCCAGCTGTTTGAGGCATGGTTCCGCGATGCACTTACGGATGGCGCCGCATGGTTTTTGATGAAGCTGCAAACACCGCTGGGCTGCCAGCAAGCTTATAAATGCCGGTTCACCGACATATATGAGGGACCGACGCTGGTTTCACCAAAATACTGGCGCTACAGCGCGCAACTGGAACTATGGGAGCGACCGCTGCTGCCACCAGGGTGGGGCAATTTCCCGGAACTGGTGGCCGGCAGCGATATTATCGATCTGGCGTTAAACAGGGAGTGGCCTGAAGCATGACCAGTCCAGTTCTGAACAGGCTTTATGCCAGCGGTGGTGACGAGGTCATCATCGACACACTGCAGATCATCGTTGGCGGCCAAGATTACTGGCTTACCCGCGGCTGGGATGACATTACCGTCACGCTGGAGAATGGTGCTCAGGCAACATTCCTTGGGTCTGCCATTGATGTGGCGCTGCCGGCGCGAAATTCTGACGGCACCCAGGATCTGAAATTCGCCATCAGCAATATCGACGGCGTGGTTTCAACGGCGATCCGCAACGCGCTTGACAGCCTCAGCGATGCCAGCATGACTTTCCGACGGTATGTCTCGACCGACCTTTCCGCACCCGCTACGCCGCCGTTTACCCTGGCGATTAAAGAAGGGTACTGGACCGCGACGGAGGTGCAGATCACCGCTGGCTACATGAATATTCTCGATACCGCATGGCCGCGCTATCGCTACACGCTGCCAGACTTCCCGGGCCTTCGCTACCTCCAGTAGGAAATCACCATGTTCACTCATGATAAATACCGTTCAGTTAACTGGCTGAAGGGCGGACGCACTTTTCCTGCGCTCGACTGCTTTGGCATCGTCAATGAAATCAGGCGGGACCTTGGCCTGGTGCCCTGGCCTGATTTTGCCGGAGTCACGAAAGATGATAACGGCCTCGATCGGGAGGCTCGCGGGCTAATGGCCGGCCTTACCCGGTGCGAACCGGCCCCGGGTGCGGGTATTGCCTGTTATTCCGGATCCGTAGTGACGCACGTTGCCATCGTGGTTGAGATTGACGGCCAGTTATGCGCCGCTGAGTGCAACCCCCGCACTAATGTGACCTTCCTGCCATTGGCGCGTTTTGCGCGCCGCTTTGTCCGCGTGGAGTATTACCAGTGACGATACGAATCTACCCCTCCCGGCTGCCGGGTGAGCCGCTGGAAACGCACCATCACGAATCAATGACCCTCAGCGCCTGGTTTGAGCAGAACGTGAAGGGCTGGAGGCCGGATCAGCAGCACCCGGTCGCGGTGGAAATCGACGGCGCTCCTGTTCCGCCAGCAGAGTGGCCACTGTGCGTTATCAAGCGTGAAACCGACGTCAGGATGTACCCTGTGCCCTACGGTACTGGCGCAGAAATCGCGATCTGGGTTGCCGTCAGCGTAGCCGTTGCCTCTGCTGCGTACAGCATCTACATGATGAGTACGATGTCTCAGCCCGGCGGCAGCGGCGCCCAGGCGGCGAGCGGCGATCAGATTGACCTTAACCCGGCCAAAGCAAACGCGGCGAAACTGGGTGACCCCATCCGGGAAATCTTCGGGAAATACCGGGTCTGGCCTGATTACGTGATGCAGCCGGTGAGCCGTTTCGTCAACGAGACCAGCATGGAAACCAGCATGTTCCTGTGCATATGCGTCGGCGACGTGGCTATCAACCAGTCTGATCTGAAGGTGGGGAATACGCCATTTTCTTCATTTGGCACTGACATTAGTTACAAAATCTATCCACCTGGCGCTGACGTATCCGGCGATACCCGTACCGAAAACTGGTTCAACTCACCTGAGGTGGGGAACACTGGTTCCGGTACCGCCGGGCTGGATCTGGGTTCAAGCGGCCCGGAAACAGTGAGTATTATCGCGGATGCGCTGGTCGTGTCGGACAACACCATTACGCTGGTTGACGTATCGGCATCCGGCGGGGATGAGGAAATTCCTCCTTCATGGACCGTCGGGACGGTGATCACCGTGCTGGCCCCCAACTCTTATACGGTCGTGTCGTCCGGCGGCTACAGCGTGATTTATGGCGGGATAGAGGAACTTGCCCCCTATGTCGGCATGCCGTTGACGCTGAACTATAACGGCAACGATTATGACCTGGTGACCGCCAGCTATGCCCCGGGCGTTCCGGCAGTGCCGGGGGTAGGTGGCAGTGCCGCAACCATAACTGCAAGCGCCGCGCCGACCTCCTACGACTTCAGCACCGCGCCTGTGACGTTCAGCATCAGCTGGCAGGGAACGACTTACGCAGTATCGCTGGTTACCAACTACGTCACCATGTCGGGCCTTACTTCGTCGATCACATCGCAGCTATCCGGTTCCGGCCTGGTTGCCCGCGATATCAGTGGGCGTCTCGAAATCGGTGAGGCCAGCAGCCCTTTCGCAGGCGGATCCATCACGAACAGCCCGTTACCCGCGTCTGCGTTTGGGGATGCCCCGGTTAATACGACAGGCGTGAAGTCAGCGGGCGGCACGGCGGAAGTCAGGGCGCACATCACGCTGGCCTACAACAGCGCCGCTGGCACGCCGTTCACCGGACTGCCGGAGGGCATTCAGCGTTTCTCTCTGGGCCTGGCCGGAAATCAGTTCCGCATAACGGCTATCGACAGCCAGACGGTCACGGTTGAGCGGATAACGGTCACCACTGGCCCGGCAGGTGAGACCATTACGACGCCTGACCCATCCTGGCCTGGATTCACCGAGCGCACGCTACTGGATGCCACCGTGACGGGTGTCAGCGATGACTACGAATGGGTCGGCCCGTTCCTGGCGTGCCCGGATGGCGAAACACTGGACACCTTCGAGGTGAATATCAACTTCCAGAGCGGCCTGGTGCGTTACACCGATAAAGGAAACAAGCGCTCCATGCCGGTACGCCTGGTGATCCAGTATCGCAAGGTGGGCACCACCGCCTGGCAGCAGCAGTCTCCGTTCTATTCACGAAGCACAGAAAACCAGATTGGCTTCACGCACCGCTACAACGTGCCCCCCGGGCAGTATGAGATCCGCATGCGTCGCACCGAACCGGTCAAGGGCGGCAGCACGCGTGACCAGGTGTTCTGGCAGGCGCTGCGCTCACGGCTGAGCAAACGTCCCGTGAAGTACGAGGGCGTCACCACCATGGCGCTGACTGTGCGCACCGGGAACCGCCTGGCGGCCATGTCCGATCGCCGGATAAGCGTCACGCCAACCCGGCTTTACAGTGGCGGGAGGGTGGCACGGAGCATCAGCGGCGCGCTGTACCATGTGCTTGAGTCGCTGGGGTTCACCGCCAGCCAGATTGACACGGCGGCGATTAACGCGCTGGAGCAAACTTACTGGACCCCCCGCGGAGAAAAATTTGACTGGGCCAGCGGTGAGAGTAAGTCAGCGCTCGAGGTGCTGCAGAAAATCACCAACGCCGGGATGGGGTATTTCCTGTTGTCGGATGGGCTGGCCTCTGCCGGCAGGGAAGGGATTAAGCCCTGGGTCGGCATGATCACCCCGCAGGAAACCACCGAGGAACTGCAGACCGCGTTCAAAGCCCCGTCGCAGGACGATTACGACGGCGTGGACGTGACCTATATCAACGGCACCACCTGGGCAGAGGAAACCGTGCAGTGTCGCATTCCTGGCAACCCCACTCCGGTGAAAGTTGAGGACTACACGCTGGACGGCGTTCTGGATGAGGACCGCGCTTATCGCATCGGCATGCGCCGGTTGCTGGGCTACCAGCTGCAGCGCCTGCAGCACACCACTTCAACCGAGATGGATGCGCTTTGCTACGAGTTCATGGATCGTATTATAATGTCCGACGATATTCCCGGCGGCCAGACACTGAGCTGCCTGATCACCGATATGACGTATGACAGCAGTAAAATCACCATGACGCTCAGTGAGGCGCCGGACTGGTCGTTCCAGAACCCGCGCGTGATCATCCGCCATCAGGATAGCCGGGCGTCGGAAATGGTAGTGCCGACACGCATTGACGACTTCACCATCTCAGTGCCTTACAGCGCAGCGCTGGAGCCGGAATTGTGGGCAATGAACGATGCATACATTGAGCCGCCACGCCTGCTGTTCTGTTCTTCTGTGCGTATCCCGTATGACGCGCTTGTTGGTGAAATCACACCGGGAAATGACGGTATCAGCCAGGTCACGGCGATTCAGTACCACCCCGGAAAATATGCCTATGACGACGCCACGTATCCCGGCGACGTCGCTTAAAAAATTTCAATGTTATATGATCCGCTTCGGCGGGTTTTTTATGCCCGGAGCAAAAATGACTACATACGACACAAATAAACCACTGGGTTCAACTGGCCCGGAAGAGCTTTTTGATAATGCCCAGAATATGGATTTCGCACTAAACGATATTACAAAAGTAATATGGAAGGATCGGTTTGGCAGAAACAGGAAAACTCTGTGGGGGCTGGAACAGGACTTCAACACCCAGTTAATTTCCCAGCAGCAGCGGTTTGACTATTTTATTCAGAACTCAGGTTATAAATTTATTGGTGAATATACTTCCGGGCCGTTAACCATTCAGGACTATAACCAGATTATTCGTTATGAAAATGAATTCTGGAAACTTAATGCCTCCACTACCCCGCCGTTTACTACTACCGGGAATAACGCGGCGTCATGGGTTAATGATTTAACTCATTTCGTAATCGTAGGCGATGCTGCATTGCGCCAGGTGCTTACATCGACGAGTGGAGCAGGAGTGATTGGAACTGAAAAGGGATCAAATCTTGATGTTGTACTGCAGGACATCAACTCAGGCTTCTTTGCTGAGTTTGGCCCTCAATTACGCAAGCTGAATTCTGCACTGCTGGACCCACTGGTTCAGGAGTTGCAGATTACCTTTATCGGTGACTCCATCACCTGGGGCACTGGCTCTACTGGCGCAGCCGCCAGCGGAACGCGGGACGGAACACTTTCAGATCCGAGGAATAACGCCACATCGCCATCATATGTCAATCAGCTGGGGCGTTTAATTGCCGGGATTCTTGGTGCCAATACTGTTACCACCTTCTCAAACCACAGCTACTCGCCAAGCGGTGAGTCAATCCGTGAAATGGTGACGGATAAATACGAATTCCCTTACGGGAGTGCTTATTATGTTGTGGGTTCAGGAAGCTTCACGGATGTTATCGATACAAATGCGACGGGGCCGTACCTTGGGGCCCGCAGAACAATAACCGTGTCAGCCGGGGCTTCGGCATCGCTGAGCTTCAACTTCACGGGAAGTAAGTTCAGCCTGGTATATTCTCAGCTGCCGAGCAGCGCCGATTATGAATTACTGGTTAACGGTGTATCTCAGGGCGTATTTTCTACCAGAGATGCCACCGCGGCGTTTAATACCCGTCGGTCCCACTCGTTTGGGTTCGTCACGAATGGAACGATTACAATTCGCGCTCTGCAACATTCCGGTGATACCGGTAATCAGCAGCTCCGCATAGAGGCGCTGTTGTTCCCGAAAACTGTCCGGATAAAGAACCAGGGGATTATCGGCACCACTACCGAACAGTATGCAGCCTATAATTTCCCGGCCTTTCTGAGTCGCCCTAAACCCTATCCACCACAAAATATGCCGGGATTCAGCCAGACATTTGTAGGAAACGGCGGGCATGAATACGTTGAGTCAGCGGAGCCAAATGCGATCCTGGGCATGCGCTACAAATATTCGTTCACCAATACAGGCTCATGGGAAATTACGCTAAAACCGGCGGCAACAGATGACCGCGTCGCAATTTACTTTTCCTCGACAGACAAAACCTGTGATGTGCAGGTACTGGCCGATGGCGTGGCCATTGAAACGTTCCACACATCGTCAAACGAGCAGGGGGTCCCGTTTGGTTACCAGAACAGCAAAATCGTGACGATCCCCGCTGGCACGCAAACGGTAAAACTCAAGACAGTCTTTGTGCCATACCAAAGTTCGGTTAGTTATTTGTATCTGGAAGGTCTGACAACCTTCAATAGCAGCAGTCAGACCTATCCAACAAACAATAATTTCAAGGACGGCGTTGCCCTTGATGACAAAGACATGTTTGCCTTTTTCCAGGTGGGGGTGAACGACCGAGAATCTAATCAGGTGAAAAGCCCAACCCAGATCCGCACCCAGCTAGAAAAAATGCTGTCGCTGATTCCGCAGGGATGTTCGCCAGTTCTTATGGCATCAAACCCCGCAAAGGAGGCCGGTAATTATTTCATGCAGGACATGGTGCAGGCGATCCGGCAGACTGCTGAGAAATACAACGTGGCGTTTATCGATAACTTCAACCTGTTCGATAAATACAATATGGCGTACTTCACCACCGACAGCCTGCATCCCAATGACATTGGCCACAACATGATCGCCAGGAACATCATCAAGAGCATTCGCTCCAGTTGACCCTGGGTTCGTCAGTGGGCGGCATTGATAGGTGCCGCCGCATTGATCTGCATGTCCTTTAAAACTACTGTATATAAAAACAGTAAAAGGAGTGCAGATCATGCCCCGCAGAAACGACATTAACTCAGCTTTCCAGTCGTTTTTCAGTTCAACTTCAAAGGTTACTTAGCTAGCAAATACAGACCAATAAACCTTAAACAGCCCCTCGACTGCATCTCCCTAAGTGTAATATAACTGAGCATCGTGGCATCAGAACTTGAGTTGTAGAACAAGACTACGCTGATAAGAACTGGCTAGGTATTACACATTAATGTGAAAATTACTGAGAATTACAATAATGAATCTGAAAAAAACTCTGGTTTCTCTTCCATTTGTTTTTGCAATTAGTTCTGGCGTTGCTTCATCTGAAAGCCAGTTTGAAAATGTTAAAAAGGCCGCAGAAGCTGGAGATGCCCATGCACAGTACAGCCTGGGGGCTGACTTCTATATTCCGGGTGAAGGTGGGGCAGATAAAAATTATGCTGAAGCAAAAAAATGGTTAGAAAAATCAGCTTCGCAAGGTGTTACCGATGCTTATTATCCACTTGGGGTATTATATTCATTTGGATTTGGGGTTGAAAAAGATCATAAGAAAGCAGTGGAGTTTTACAAAAAGGCAGGTGCCGCCAGAAGTGGCAGTGCTTACTTCAATCTTGCTGAAACCTATCGGCAAGGTCTGTTAGGTGAGAAGGATGATAAGCAAGCAATTAAATACTACAAGCTTGCCTCCGCTGCGGGTGATCGGAAAGCCAGTGAGATGGCTGGTTGGTATTATGAGAATGGGACCGCAGTTCGGCAAAACTATAAAACTGCTCTCTCATACTATCGTAATGCAGCAGAAGCCAATCTGCCATCCTCACAGGCAGCTATTGGCCGTTTTTATGATGATGGTCTGGGAGTAAAAGAGAACAATAAAAAAGCTCTGGAATGGTATCAAAAGGCGGCTGACAATGGTGACATCTCCTCAATGACGAACGCCGGAGCCATGTACAAAGAGGGCGAAGGTACTGAGCGCAATTATTCTATGGCAAAACGCTACCTAGAAAAGGGGGTCGAGAACGGTTCCCCGGAATCCATGTATAACTTAGCAGGTTTATATATTAATGGGCTCGGTGTTGATAAAGATTTAATCAAAGGCAGCGAGCTATACAAAGAGTCCTGCGATAAAGGCTTCCAGAAAGGCTGTTCCACCGTTAAAGAACTCAGGTCCAAAGGCATGTATCACGCTGGAAGCACAAAACCTGCCAACAAACCTGACAGCATTACTATGCCTCAGAGGCTTGTAGCAAAATCTATCGAAAGCGGCATTAATGCTACCTTCATCTGGGAAGGTGACAATGCGGTATTCGAAGCCAATGATCACAAAATCGACTGTACATTCATGCCAAACGAATATCGTAAAGAGAATCAACTGGCTACAACTTTTGTATGTACGGAAAACGTCCAGATCATTCTCAAAAACTTCAAAGATACGAAGAACTCCTATATTGCTGTTATGACCGATAATTTTAATAAAGAAGTGAAGACTTTTTCAGTCAATGTTTACGTGAGTAAAGGCTGAATCTGTAGCTTTAATGTATTGCTACCGTAACCTTAACTTCTTGATGCAGTTGATAAATATCTTTTGTGACCGGGAGCAACAACAGGCAGAAAAAAATTCCTGGAACAGCCGAAGTGCATCAGAATGCTCAGCACTAATTATCAACAGCCGCATTTCGATCTCTTTGAAGAAAAAAAGCCCGTACGGGAACGGGCACAAATCCCTTAGTTTTGTTATCAATCCCGCGTTCAGGACGCAGGTAGTTAACATATCGGCATCATAAGCCATTACTTTAGGTAGGGAGTATTAGCGCTTCGTTTAAAATCATCTAAAATTAATAGAGGTTAATCCCCCTGTGCGGCGGGGCAATCCAGTTAACTGCTAAGTGCAGATATGCTTGCGGCTCGTATTACTGGTAACGAGTCACCGGGAGGCACCCGGCACCTGCATTTTACAAACTAAAGTCTTTTTTGCTCTAATATGCCTGCATATGAACGGGCATTTTTCTGTCAGTCGAGACTGACTCCCCGCTTAAGAACAACAGCAGAAATTTACTACGTCGGCATAGCACATAATGAAAATCACAGGGTATATAATTACGGAAATTCAGACCGAATAATCTTTGCGGAAAATGGTAAAAGGAGGTTCTCGTGATAATAGGTACATTCTTAGTTGTTTTACTTCTTTTCGTCATATCAGCTCTTATCTGTGTATTAAAAGAGCTGTTAGGTATCTGGTGCAACGCTGGGGATGTTTAAATGTTATCAGATACTTTCAGCAGTGCCTGAGTTATGGTCGTCTGACTGCTTTCAGTGCCGAAATTGGATGTTTTAAACACGTCTTGTGTAAGTCGTACTCGCTAAGGCTGTGAATTGTTAACTATTTCTCGTTTGATCATATCAAAGCGGTGTATGTTTTAGGTTCAGCCAACGCTCCGGAGGCGTCATACCTGCCATGAAATTCAGTTGCCCTGTCTGCAAAAGTAATCGGTTCTTTTTCACCTCCTTCGATCCCGTACAAAATGTGCCGCACGGTGCATTATGTTCTGTATGCGGAACCCGACTTACTACCCGGTCCATGCTGCCAACCCCGCGCAAAAGGCGCTGGCCTAAACAAGTGGTTTAGAATTTCTGTGAAACTAAGCTGACCATCTTAATCGTCCCAAGGTTTACTATGGCCTATGCAATTCAGGACGAATAGGCAGATATTCAGCAGTAATTATCAATAGGCACAGCCTCCTTGCCCTGGACTCTCTTTAAAACTACTGTATGAATGCACAGTAATAATAAAAGAGAGGTCACCATGCCCCGCAAATCAGACATTAACGCGGCTTTTACCGCGGCCATACAGCTAAACCCGAAAGGGTATCAGTGCCTTCACACGAATGACTTCATCCGGGAGTTGCGCGCCAGGAACTGGCATTTCACCCAGGCTGATGCGAATGAATGGATTGAGCAGTACCAGACTTGCTTCGTAGACAAGACGCCGGACGGTAGCCAGAACCGCCTATGGATGCTGCGCAATATGGGGAGGGTTCTGTAATGGGATTCCCTTCACCTGCCAGCGACTATATAGAGACCAGGCTCACTCCAGAAAGGATTTGCGGCGTAGGCATTGATACCCGCATCCTGGAAACGTCATCCGGGTTTGCGGTGATCGAGCCGGTCACTCGACTGGTGCAGGGGCAGGTTCTGCTGATCCTTAGTGGCGGTCAGACTCAATTTGCACGGTTTCTGGGAAAAGCATTAATCACAGAGGACGGCGAGGCGATAGAAGGCGACGCAGCTGAAGAGGTCGAAGTCCTGGGCAGGGTGACTTTCTTTATCAACAGCACAGGCGCGGATGATAGGCCGGTGTAAAAATCCCATAAAAAAGCCCGCATCAGCGGGCTTCTTATCACTCGGGAGCCGCGGCTCCTTTGCGTATCCTTTTTTGTCCCCTCACCGTCTGGTCGGTGTCCTGCTGAGACTGCTAACTTCCTGTTATTGCTAGTGATGTCCTATCACTGTCCAATCATTATTGGTGGAGCTGGCGGGAGTTGAACCCGCCGCCTCTGTGTTGATCCTGAAATGACTACTGGAAGAAACCTTCCCATTCGTCAACCCAGCATTGAACCACCTGGTGCATGCTGGCGCGACCGTATGTGAAAGAGGCAAAGTCTGGTTGCTGACGCATGTAGGCCTGGAAAAGAAGGCCTTTAGCTGGGTTGTTTTCGTGCCGCCCATCCCATTGGAGGTATAGGTCCCTACATCTGATTTTGGTTTCTTCTTTAGTCAT